TACTCCCAGCCGGTGATCTTTGAAAAATCGTATCTGAGCTCGGTCACGTCTTCGCTGCGTGATCTGATAGCCTTGGTGAGTTTGAGCGTGCCGCGCGTAATGCGCTCAAGAATCGCCTTGGGATCCACCTTTTCAGCCGCTTTTTCGCGGGTTTCTTCCATTTCGGGTGCTTTTACATTCTCACTCATTAGTTTCATCCTCCGCTGCTGCATGGACTTCGGGTTCGTCACTTGTTGCTGCCTGCTGCTGTATCTTGCCTATCAGTTCGGCAACCTCGATGTACGGCCTCTGAGCCAGGGCATTCAGGATGACATTGGCTTCCTGCTCCGTAAAAGTAAAGCTGTATGTTTTCTGCATGATCTGTTACCTGTCCCTTTCATATGCATTGATAAGGCCGGGACATTGCGCGATGTCCCGGCCTGTGCGGCACCGTTTGAGGTGGTCGCCACTGTTATTTCAGCAGGTTTTCAATGATGCTGGCATTGTCGACGCCATTGATCTTGATGATACCGGCCATCGCATCGATAAGTACAACGATTTCTCCGTTGACTTCCTCCTCGTAGCGAAGGATGGAGAATTTGTCGGTGGATCCAAGGGGATTGTTGGTTTCAACAGTGCCCTTCTCGGTGCCCTTGTAAACGCCGATGATGCGATACTTAACGCTTTCGTGCTCGATAGCGCCGCCTGCTACGTTGTAGCGCTGCCTTACAAGGCGCACTTCAAGGTTGTGCTTGCCGGGGCTTGCCAGCTTAGCGCAGTTGACGCCGTTATTGTGGCTGATGCCTATCTCCATCGCGTTGTAATGGGTGGTGTTAGGCATGTCCACGTCCATTACCATGCCGCTTGCGCTGATGGTGCTGGTGGGATGCTCAATGGTGGGCAGGCTGACGCTGGTAACGTCCTCGCATACCCTCTTGTTGTCGATGATCCGCTGACCTTCGACATTGTTGTATACTTTCTGAGGCATAATCTCACTCCTTTTTCATCGCTGTGCCTGCATTATGCTGCCCTGAGCGCCTCAAAGTAGAACTGGTAGCCATCCTCAGTCCAGTTGACCAGCGCGGTCAGCGACTTGGCAAGCGGCGTGGTGGAGACATTGAATGCGAATTTGTAATCGCCCTTCATGATGTCGCTCATGGCGTCGCTGTCGGTAACGATGTAACATTCGCCGTAGGTCAGCGCGCCGATCTTCACCAGCGCGTCAAGGCGCGCCTGCTCCTCAGATACAATGGCCCGGATATCGTTAGCGGTCATGGGCTTGTCGACGTCGCTCATCCTGCGCATCTGGAAATCGTTGCAGATGTAGTAGAGCATCATGCGGTTGGTCTCGCTGATGTTGACCAGATCGCCGTTTTCGTCGTTGTAATCAGCGCTGTGACAGCCCCAGATGGCCCAGCGTCCGCCCACATATGCCGCCGAAGCGATACCGTGTCTGTTGAGCATGTTGTTGATGACCTCATCATCGAATACGCGGCCGGTGTTCTCCTCGCCCATATACAGGTTGGTGATCATGCTGCATTCGGTGTTGCTGGCGGTCATGTAGGGGATAGCGTCATTGTCTACCAGCAGCTGCTGCAGGTTGGCTGCAGCCAGCACGGAAAGGTGATACTTCCTGCCGTCAGAGCCCTCTGCCATGGGGAAGTATACAGTCTCGCCGTCGTTGGTATAGCCGTTGGCCTTCTTCCAGCTGGCGGCATTAGCCAGGTTCACGCTGGTGCCGTTGACGTCGATAATCGGGATGTCACTGAGCATATAAGCGTTCCAGTGACCGTTGATGTTCTGGGCTGCGGCGTACATGCTTCTGTGGATCTCCGGTACGCAGCTGAAGCCGGGAGCCAGCAGGAAAGAAGGAATATAGCCGGTCTGGAGATAAATGTTCTTGATGGCGTAGATGCCTGTGTTGAGACCCGCTCCGTCGGTAGCGCCGATAACATCCTCATCGGTAACCAGCGCAGGATCCACGCTGTCGTAGGTGATTTCGATGGCCTCGGTGCCCAGAGAGCCGTTCGCGCGTTCAGTAATGGTAATGGTGGCTTTGGAAGTGTTGTATGATGCCATGTATGATAAGATGTTTGATCTGATCGTATCGGACATTATGATGCCGGGGGTGGATGGTTTTGAATTTGCGAAGAGCGTCCGTGCTCTCAATGAGAATATACCAATTCTGTTCATGACCGCGAAGGACGATATCGCCTCCAAGCAGCGTGGTTTCCGAATTGGTGCTGATGATTATATGGTGAAGCCCATTGATCTGGACGAGCTGTTTCTGCGTATCGGTGCGCTGCTGCGCCGGGCAAAGATCGCTTCCAGCCGTAAGCTGGAGGTAGGCAGCTTTGTGATGGATGCGGACGAATATACAGCGGCATTGAACGGCGAGGAGATACCCATGACGGTGCGCGAGTTTAATATCCTGTACAAGCTGCTGTCATATCCGAAAAAGACATTCACCCGACAGCAGCTGATGGATGAATTCTGGGATGCAGAATCCGAGACGGCTCCCCGCGCTGTGGACGTATATATGACAAAACTGCGCAGCAAACTGGCTGACTGCGATGATTTTGAAATCAAGACGGTTCATGGTTTGGGTTACAAGGCGGTCTTTAGGTCGGGATCCAGCCCGACTGGCGAAAGCGATTCTTTGGAATCGCCTAGCGTATCCTTTCGCCACAACTCGATTGCGGGGAAAGGACGGATGCAGAAATGAAACGATTCTGGCGGGGAATCAATCATTATCTGGTGTTTTTTCTCATGGTGGCTTTTTTGGTGACATGCTGCATAATGCTGTTTACCAGAACACTCATGGATTCGCTGGGGATTGTGCTGACGGATGAAACTCTTGGCACAGCCGCAAAGCTGACATTCGGCAATGTGATTCTGCTGAGCGTACTGTTCACCATGTTTGATACGCTGCGCCGCAAGCTGACGGTAGAACGCACGGCGCGCCGTATTGCGGAAGCTGCCAAAAGAATCGTTGCCGGTGATTTTTCTGCCCGCGTAGAAAGGCCCAGCCGCTTCAGCAGCGATGAACACTTTGTGGAAATCATTGACTGCTTCAACCGCATGGCGCAGGAGCTTTCCGGCGTGGAAACGCTGCGCACGGATTTTATTTCCAATGTTTCCCATGAGATGAAGACTCCGCTTGCTGCCATGAATAATTACGGCACGCTTCTGCAGGCATCCGAGCTTTCAGATGAAAAACGCATCGAGTATGCCCGCAGCATCACGGACAGTTCCCGCCGGCTTGCGGATATGATGACCAATATTCTCAAGCTGAATAAGCTGGAAAACCAGCAGATATTCACCAATACAGAGAGGTACAATCTGGGTGAGCAGCTGTGTGAATCGCTACTGCAATACGAAAGCGTATGGGAAAAAGAAGAGATCGAAATTGAAACGGATATTGCCGAGGAAGTATTCGTTCAGGCTGACCGTGAACTGATGTCGCTGGTGTGGAATAATCTGCTGTCCAATGCCTTTAAGTTTACGCCCGGCGGCGGAACGGTTTCTCTTTCGCTTACCGCAACAGACCGTTATGCAATCATCAAGGTGCAGGATACCGGCTGCGGCATGTCCCCGGAAACAGGCGCACATATCTTTGAAAAATTCTATCAGGGCGATACCTCACATGCCACGCGCGGCAACGGGTTGGGTCTGGCGCTGGTGAAGCGCGTAGTGGATATTGTGCATGGTGAAATAAGCGTTGAGAGCACTCTGGGAGCAGGTACGACCTTCACAGTCAGGATCAGGAGATAAAAATGGACTGGAAGAAAATAATCAAATGCCTGCTGTTTCCGCATCCGATATTTCTGTGGCTGTTTGCGCCTTTTGCCCTGGCTATGCTGATTTACAGTGCAATTTTCTATGAATCCACAGATGTGATCAGCATTGTTTCATATAGCTGTTCATTTTATGCGTTGGTGCTTGCCTGTCTGCGCATACCGTATATAATTCAGTTTGTGAAGCGTTTCAGGCATGAAAATAAATATGCGGTCAGATATGCATCGGATGTTCGGCTGCGCATAAATCTTTCGCTATATTGGTCTTTTCTGTTCAATGCAATCTATGCGGCCTTTCAGCTGGGACTGGGACTTAAACACCACTCAGTATGGTTTTATTCCATGGCCGGTTATTATCTCTTGCTGGGGCTGATGCGGCTGATGCTGGTGAAGTATACAAGAACGCATGCGCCCGGACAGCAGCTGGAAACGGAATGGAAAAAATACCGTCTGTGCGGAGTTCTG